AATCAGGGCAGGAACTGCCCGTAGAGCCTGTTGATACTGCAATCGTTAGCTTGCTTGAGCAGGAAGATTACACGTCTTTAGCGTGTAATTAGTTCACACCAATTATTAATAAACTTAGTTGGGATAGTAAGTATTTCGTAGATAACTATGATTATATGTTCCATGCATTAGTATGGATTAGTTGCTCATATTGGTATATCGGACGAAAAGAAATTGGAAAATACTATCATAATAAAGCAAAGTTATTAAAACCTGATTCTGATATTATTAAAAATAATGATGCGTTCTTTGATACAGTTGAAAGCTATTTGTAACCAATTAAATTTTTGATTTCTTTCATTGTATTAATATTATTACCAGTATATTGAATAGCATTACCGCCTGCTTCAATAAATGCATTACAAATTTTTTCGCGGTCGTCAATCAATAACCTGTTTGGCTTTGCCCATTTATATTTTTCATCGCCTTTATCAGCTAAAATAATCGCGTTTAAAGGTACTTCTGGACAATTTTCTTTTAACCACTGATGTTTACCTATCTTACCGCAATTAAGACCTACAGCGCTTAATATGCCTAGTTTAAGACTATATTTATTACAGTATTTTAGAACATCTTTATAAAGTTGCCTTCCAGATTCTAACCATGGCATTTTAGCCCAATATATTGGGCCAATTTCATCCAAAAGAACCCAGTCACTCTTACCGTTAGGCATTCTAGCATTATGGAAATCAAGCCAATAGTCATAATCGCATAAGACTTGATCCATATCTAAATATATTTCATCAATCATTGTTAAACTCGAATATCAGATTTTCTTCATTAAACTCATATGGTTCACATGTAGTTTCTTGATTAAAATTATTGGTCCATTTATATCCATAATTAGACTCGTAACCTTCTTCAGGATATCCATGCGGCAATGCACAAATATGAATCGTAACACCTTTACTGTTTACATAATCACATGTCATTTTAGTATGAATATGACCACAAAACCACCACATTTCATGGTCAACAAGTTCTAATAGTTCTTTTCCTTCGAAATAAAAATATGCAGTAGTAGAACTATTATCATAAATCCGATTTATACCAAGCTCAAGCGGGCAAAAATGAGTAATCATAACTTTTGGTTGATTCTTAAGTATATTAATCATTTTTTCTTTTTCATGTACCCATATAGCAATCGGATTAATTTTATAACCGCTATGCCATTCTGGTGTTTTAATATGCCATACCCTGCCGTCATACCAATGTTTTTGCCATTGAGTAATTTTATATGGAATACCCATGTCTAATGTTGTTGTATGATGAAAATCACACATACCCATTGTTCCGCCGATATTATTAACAATATTACCGTCAAGAATATGTACATTTGTATTTTTAAATGTATCAATTACTTGATTAATACGGTCTTCAGTGTATTTTGGATTTCCATTTCCAAAGGTATGACCATGACCAGCACCTAGATCATGATTACCAAATACAATATAACTATGTTTATATTTATTTTTTAAAAAATTATAAAAATTAATTTGATTATAAATGTCATTAGCAACATCACCCGCACAAATTAAACAATCTGCCGGTTGCATATAGTTTTTATAAAAAGATTCAAAGTATTCAACTGATTTATTATATTCCTTCTCTTGAGTTTTACAATAAAAATCAATATGTATATCAGACATTATAAAATATTTCATATTTTTTTCCAAGTTCTATTCCTAAATTTAATAATTCATTAGATGTTAGTATTTGTATATTATTTTTTATCATACAATCATATTTTAATCTTGCATTAATTTGTGCTTCTTCTGAACTATCATAAGGATTTATTAAAATTTTATTATCATCAAAAAAATAATCACCTTTAATTTCTATTAATTGTATTTTATCATCAATCCAGATTTTAAAATCTGGAAAATAATAATGTATTTTATTATTAATATCAAACCATTCTAATCTGATTGTATGATATTCATATTTTATACCATTTTTTACATATATATATTTAATTTTCATAGGTCGTCACTCCTAAAAATAAAAATACTATGCAACTTATGTGACGAACATTGCATAGTATTCCACCATTTGGTGTTAGAATAAATTCATGAAAATCGTCACTTTTTCATTTTGTTTAATATATTTATAATAAAAATATTTCATAATTATTCCTTAGGTGTAATAACCTTATTAATTTCTTCAGTACCAAGACCAATCTTTGTTAAGATTGTTTTAGTAGTTTCGTTAAATTCATCTTCAGTATGATGTTTTGCATATTGAGACATAAAACCATTATAGAAACCCATAACAATTTGTCTCTGAATATTTAACCTTTCTGCTTCAGTCCACTTTGGATTCGCAATAAGTGAAGTAAACGGAATATATGCTGTAACGCCATCGCTATTATTATAGTCATATGCGATTACAAACTGCGCATGAGTAGTTTCTTTCAAAAATTCTTTATCTTCTTTTGAAATTTCATCGGGTGTTTCAAAACCAAAACTCTGCATTTTGAAACCAAAACCTTCAAGCATGTTCTTAATCGGCGTTGCGATATCAAAATACATAGACTTTAAATCTTCAATAGACATATTGTCCATGTCATCATAATAATTAATTTCTTTTACCCATGTTCGGAAACACTCTAACATTTCCTTTTCTGTTTCATCTACGTTAACCATAAATTTACCTTATACAATATCAAGGAAGTTGTAGTAACACCAATAAGCGCTAACAATATCATCTATATGTGCAAGTTCCATCGGTGAATGCATGTTAAGAACTGGAACACCAGCGTCAATTACATTCATATTAAACTTACAGTAGATACTTGCGATGGTACCACCACCACCCTGATCAACTTTGCCCATTTCGTCGAATTGATACATAATTTCTGGATTCTTATCAAAATGATTACGAATCTTTGCAATATATTCAGGTGTAGCGTCATTAGAACCACACTTACCGCGAGCGCCATTATACTTACTAAGCATCATGCCATAACCAAGTTTAGCAGATGTATGTTCAGAATATGCATCAGCATAAAGCGGATCATAAGCAGCAGTAACATCTGAAGACAACATATTACTATTCATCAATGCTTCATGAAATTCAATTTCACTCAAATTACGGAACTTATTAACACAACGAAGAACATATTCAAACCAGTTAGATTCTGCGCCAGTTGCACCAACTGAACCAATTTCTTCCTTATCAACAAGGACAATACCAATATTATACTTTGGTGTGTTCTTAGATTCAGCCTTACAAATCAATGCTTCAAGAGAAGTATATGCGCAAACTCGGTCATCCTGACCATAAGCGGCAACAAGAGATTTATCAAAACCACAGAATGATGCACGTGCAGCAGGGACAAGTTCAAGTTCAGCAGACTGAAAATCTGCTTCTTCAATACCGTAAGTATCCTTAAGAAGCTTCATTAGCTTTGCCTTAACAGCTGCATCCTTAGAATCCTTATCCTTATTATCTTCGTCTTCTTTAGATGCAACAGCAGCAATAATATCAAGGCATTCGCCCTTAACAAATTCAGAAGCGTGTTCACCACTCATACGCTTGCCGTCAAGATGTGGAAGCAAATCAGTAATACAGAATACAGTATCTTCTGACATATCATAACCGTTATGCTTATTACCGATTTCAATATTAACCTTTGTTCCATCTTTAAGACAGACAACACCGATCAATGCAAGTGGAGTAGTAACCCACTGATACTTCTTAATACCGCCATAATAATGAGTATCAAAATATGCAATACCATTAGAATCATAAATCGGTTTCTGCTTAATGTCGATTCGTGGAGAATCGATATGTGCGCCAAGAATATTAAAATACGGTGCTTCGCCTACAATAAATGCGGCAAAGTTCTTTTCACGGTTCTTAAAATAAATCTTATCGCCAGGATAATAAACTGCTCCTGGACGATAAGCTTGGAAACCGGCCTCAATGCACTGGTGCTCGGCTTCAACAACCCATTGGCGTTCAGTTTTACAACGGGTCATAATATCCATATAGTCATGAATAAACTGCATCTTATCGTTCATTTTCTAGTTCCTTTAAGAATTTATTTAGTCGTTCAAAAAATTTTTCTTTATGTTCCTGATAGTCACAACCGCTGCAAAATTTTACAATGTCTGCATCTTTCGGTAACAATGATGGCAATGAGTCCATGTCATAAGATAACCATTGTTCATAATAAGCCATACACTTATTATACAATTTTAAATTCTTTTCCTTTAAGCCATTATACCCAATATAGAAAAGTTTTGAGTTCTCTTTTTCACTGGAAAAGATTTTTTCCATTGTTTCTTTATCGAATAATCTAGTAAAAAACTTTTCGGCTTCGTTTATTCTAGTAGACTCTTCTGGATATTTATTACGTAAATCATCAAATACATACATAATTAACACCTATTATCTTACTTATCTACAAAATGTCCATCTACGTCAATAGTATAATGAAATACATGCATGTCCATATCCCAAACTTCTAGCTTAGTAATACCGTCATCCTTGTATTCTTCTTTTTTCTTTTTCTTTGTAGGTTTTTCTTTCTTTTCTTTAGGTGCTTTAGCCATTATAGATTATCCTCAATAATCTGGTTTGATACTTTTTCTGCTTTTTCGATAGCGTCAATTTCGTCTTTACGAGTCTTAGGCACATCCGGTTCAAATCTGTCAATATTCATAATCATCTTAGCTAAATCTGCCATAGGAAACTGTTTCAACATATCGCCAAGTTTATATCCATTGCTCATATTTTCATCTTCGTTCATAGTTTATTATTTATTACTGACACATTCCTACGAAATCGTCCTCGGTAATCAACAACGTTCCCTGCTTACGAGCCTTAACAGCTTTACTAGAAGTAGAATTTACATCAGCAAGGACAAGATATGTAGTATCCTTCTTTACAGAATCATGAACGATACCGCCATTATCGGTAACGAGTTTACTCAATTCCTTACGAGAACGCTGTGCAGCGCCAGTAAAACAGAAAGACTTACCATTAAGCTTGCCTGCAACAGTCTTTTCAGGTTCAATAATGGTAATATACTTAAGTGTTTCACGCATATCTGTTTCAAGCGCTTTAATACCTTCACGAAGCTTATCGGAGGTAATCTGCCCAACGCCATCACATTCATAATCAGTACATGCAACGAATTCATCGAATGTAGTCAAATTCTTAGCATCAATGACTTTCTGGACGACTTTTTCACCAAGGCCTGAGATGTTATAGCCTGAAATAAACTGAGCCAATGTAGCCTGTTTATGGGTATTTAATTGCTTCTTAATAAGAGATGCAGAACGAACACCGAAACCTTCAAGCTGTTCAATCTTAGAATAATCAATCTTATAAAGATCAGAAATAGATTCAAAGATTTTAGCGTCAATAAGTTTTTCAATAGTAGTCAAACCAAGTTCAAGAATCTTAAGCTTATCAACCCACTTAAGAATACGGCCAGAAAACTTACTCTTACAGAATTCATTCGTACAATATAACTGCTTATGGTTATCTGAAATTTCCAACGCACAGTTACAAACCGGGCAAACAGTCGGCATATTCCACTTATGAAGTTTTGCAAGTTCTGTAATAGTCATAATATCTCCTTAATTAATTTAAATATAGAAAAGAAGAAGAGTCTTGTAAACCCTTCTTCTATGTAATATTGTAATTTTTTATTTACATCGGAATTTCTTCAATGGTTTCTCTGATTTTTACGACTTGAATTTCTCTGCCGTTAATTTCAAACTGATGATTTGCAATATATTCATGTGCACCTTCAATAGTTTTAAAATTAATCGCATGAATTGGATTCTTAACTGAACCTGCCATATAAGATGGATGGCCAGTAAAATATCCGCCTTCTAAAAGTTTAATTGCATAAAATTCTTTAATCATATTTACCTATAGAAATCATCTTCCGTGAAAGAAATGCTTTCTTTATATTGTTCTTCATCTACAGAACACAGAATTTTAGTAGGAAATAACTTCCAACTATATTTTCCGCATTTTTCTCTAGCAAAAGCTTCAGCATCTTTCTTATTGGACCAAACCTTACAATCGATTAAAGCAACAAGAGATTCGGGAGTTACCTCCACGAATGCTCCGTTGTTTGTCGGGTAATATCCGAGTGGTTCGGCATAAGAGCTTGGGAAATTAAATAGTATTGTCCATTCTATTTCTCTAGTTTGTGACATATTACTCCATTAGTCTTCGTCATCGTCGACATCAACAGTTGCCTTAGAATTACGGCCAAGTTCTTCTTCCATACTAGGAATTTCAGCAGTACCATTCATCATTGCTATAACATCCTGTGTTGCAGTAATGACTTCCTGATCTTCGAATGAGAACTTAGTTTCAACGAAGTGTCTAAAGGTTTCATTCTTGTAAATAGGAATCCAGAATTCTGCGACATAAAGGTCATCTTCCTTCCATGTCTTAGTAGGAGTACCAAGTTCACCAGTAGTTTCATCTACAGGAGTATCGATTCCTACACGGGCATAATAACCTGGCTTCGGCTTATATACAACGCCACATTCCATTGCTTCTTCAAGCAATCCGTAGAACGGGTTAATACCACCATTATACTGGATTAGATAATGAGTAGAAACGTTTTCCTTAGCGGAACGACCCTTAACTGCCTTAGCTGTAACAATCTTACCTCTAAGATTACCTTCCTTATCCTTATCCTTCTTAACAGATGTTGCCATCATAATAGCATCGCAGTTAAAATACAATTTCTTACCACCATAAGTAGTAACTGCGTCACCATACATCTGCATTGTTGCATAAACGTGGTTAAGAACTAGAACTGTGAAATTAGTAGAGAGCAAGATATTTGCAAGTTCAGACTTAAAGCGAGCGCCAGACATATTAACTGCGGAACTACCTTCTTCTGCCTTTTCAATAACCTGTTCTTCAACAACAGTTCCCCAAGAGTCAAACAAGAGGAAAGTGTTTCGACATTCTTCACGTGTCAAACCCTTCATCGTACGAGCAAGAACTTGCTTAATTTCTGGAATACGGTTAGTCGTAAATACACCAACGTCATCCATATTAACACCAATCTTTGTAAGCAAACCCCAGTTAACAGAATTTTCTGAACAAAGAATAAAACAATCCATTCCTGCTTGCTGTGCTGCTTTAAGAACTGCATAACCAGCAATAGACTTACCAAGAGAACTATCAGCAGCAATCTGAGAGATTACACCCTTCTTAATACCGCCTTTAATCTTACCAGAAAGAAGCAAGTTAATAGGAATACAGTTAGTTGATAGCCATTCATCTTCACGATGTTCTGTCTGTAAAATTTCTGTAAACGCCTTATCCTTCTTCAGTCTAGCTAACAATTTATTTGCCATTATTTACCTCAAATTAATTAAATAACAATACGAAGATAGAAAATTGGTAAACAAAAGTTTACCAATTAACTATTTAATTCTGAACTTACTTGCCGTAATTACGACCAAGATATTCATTCATTACGCCAGAATTATCGTCCTTATACATATCCTTATACGGATTATAAGTAGGAGACATTTCACGACGATACGGCTGTGCCGGACGAGCTGCCATTAAGCCTGCTGCTATGCCTTCATTCAAAATGTTAGTTTTCTGAATAGTAGTTTCAGACTGAAGCGGCGGAGTTACAATATCCTTATCCTGCTTCGGCTGAGTCTGAGTATTCATCAAACCATTATTCTTCTGTGTAGTTTCGGTAACGAATTCCTTAGATTCGGTTACAACGCCAGGCTGAATTAAACCATCAGTCGTGTGTGTTTCATACAATGCGGCCTGCTTTGCTTCGTATTCTTTAAGTTTAACTTTATGAGCGGTCCACATATGTGAACCCAAACGCATGCGGTTAGGAAGTTCTTCACCGCAAATAGGACACTTTACACTTTCCATATATTATACCTTCTTCTTACCAGCCGGCTTCTTTTTATTTTTCTTGCCGTTAACAGCCTTATTCTGACGAGCATCATTGTTCTTCTTGTTTGCTGGTTTCTTTTCAATTTTCTTAATAGGACGACCAGACTTGTTAACCTTTATGGTTTCCTTCTTTGCCGGCGCTGGCTTAGAACCTGTCTTCTTATCGGATTTCTTTGCGCCCTTATTAGGCTTAACTGTTTCTTCAGTCTTGCGATTATCCTTATGAGTATAGAAACCAGTTACAGGATCAATACCGATATTCTTCAAGCTTTCTTCAAACTTCTTGTTTGCTGCTGTAAGCTCTGCTTCTGTAATTACCAATACGCTATCCTGACCTTCGATTTCAAGCTTTGATGAAGTAAGACTGCCTTCAGAATCTACAAGCTTACTTGCAACCTCTGCTACATATTCTTCAACCGTCTGAACCGGTTCATCATCTTCTTCTTCGTCGTCTTCAGTCTTTTCGATAACGCATTCAGACTTTTCTTCATCAGCTTCTTCAGCTGCCTTAGCGATGTCTTCCGGTGTTACCTCAGGAATATCGACGTCTATGATGTCGGGATTTTTGTGTGTTGCCTTCCATACAATGACGAGAAGGATAATTACTGCAACCGCAATTACTGCGAATGTTACTATTGATGTATTCATTGTTTCACCTCTTTTTTAGTTAAATTAAACTTTGCTTATTATTTATATAAAACTATGCGAAGAATTCGAACATTGGTGACTGTTCAAGTTCTACATGGTCTTTCGGACCAATCCACTTTGCAATCTTAAACATAGAGTCAAAAAGTGCGCAGAAAGATTTTCTGAAAGCTGTTTCATAGTCGATTTCAAAATAGTCGTCAAATTCCTTTGGCCAGGATTCAAGATAACCAATTGCTTCGATAGGAACAATCTTACCTGTGCTATCTTTAGCTTTAATCTTTTGACTTGGCTTAACATAAATGTAACGAATCTTTGAATTATTACGAATCGGATTATATTTTAATCTATCCTTGGCAATAATGTAATTATATGCCAATGATGCCTTTGCAGCGAAAATAAATCCATTACCGAATTCCAAACCATGGTCAATGAAATAATCCATAAAGTTTTCTTCATACTTCATGAATGAACCATGTTGACCAATAGTTTCATTCTTTTCAAATTGTTCTCGCTTTTCATCTTGCATAAGCTGGATATATTTAGTGTAGTTCTTAATTCCAATAACTGACGAAATAACACTTAAGTCAGACTGTTTGAATTTTTCATACACTTTGATAATATAATCTCTGGCTTCTTGATATGGCATACCTGCTGCAATCTTAAATGCCAAATCTTCTGCGGCTTCTTTACAGAAGTCAGGCATAGTTGATTTCTTAATAGGTACGCCCATGATCTTATGCTTCTGACCACTCTTATGCTTTATATACTTCTTAGGCAGTGTTTCCATTGTCTTATCAGTGAACGGAACGTTCTTGATAGATTCAAACGGATATGCTTCGCCTTCAGAGTCGATGATATTACCAATGTACAGTTTCTTTGCAAAGCAGAACATGTTCTTAAATTCATTTTCACGGTTATACTTAATCAACTGCTTTGTTTTTGCCTTATCTGCACGAATCTGTAAAACTGTATCAAAGAAGTCTTGGAACATCTGTTCTGCGATGTCAAAGAATTCTCGATATTCCTTTTCTACATCTTCGTTATATGCAAGAATTTCATCATTCTTCAATTTTATTTCTTCAATCTGTTCATTAGTCATACCGTCTTGCAATGTCAAAAACGGTTTAGTTACTCGATTACTATATCTACCTTCACTAATTAAACGTTCTCTTAATTCATGAATACAGATATAAGAACTATCAGTATCATTATGAATAATTGCATAATCACGGTTAGTAATCTTCAACGGAGTGGTATCCTTCAAGTTAACGTTATAATACTTCTGTACATCCTTGATAAGTTTAGTAGAAGTATAATATTCATTACAATATACAGATAACCAGTCACGAAGTGTTACACGAGCACAACGACAAATAGCACGAGCACAGTCAGGGTCATAAAGCGGGAAAGAACTAGTAAGAGAAACACCATAAACAGAGTTAATAATCAACTTCTTAGTCATCTGTCTATTATGATTCAAATGTGCGCCAAGTATATCACCTGCTGTTTCACATTCCTTTTCCTTATTCTTATAAATCTTACGTTCTGCAAACACCTGCTTAACAACATTAGGCAGAATTGCATCATCTGTTCTTCTAAATCCAAGTTCAGCAACGTCAGTTAAGATAACTTCACCAGATTCAATTTGTTCTTTGGTCGGGTGAATTACCTTTACCTCAGGAGAAATATTAAACTGCATAATATGATGAGGATATGATGACGTAATGTCAAAAGACATACAAGTATCAAAACGGCCAGGGTAGTCATAACAATAACCCGCCTTAACCGCAAACTCTTCAAACGGGTGTGGATCTGTTTTATACTTTTCAAGATATTTTTTAAAGTCATCTTCTTTTGCCCAATACATAGACCAATGAGGTTTTACTGTTGCATTAGGATCCTGTGGTTTATTATAACGGTCATAAACAAACTTAAACTTCTGGAATTCCTTATTACCTTCTTCCCATTCAGTGTTCTGGTAATAATCGTCACCATTCTTCTTAGTAATATAACAACGTTCATTTCTCCACCAGTCAACATGATGGTCTTCACGGTCATTTAAAACACGATTAGTCTTATGTAAGAACTTAAGAATATAACCAGTAGTAGTTGGAACCTTCTGTTCAACCTTATCCAACGTAACAATACAATCAAATGCATATTCAATAATAAGCGGGAAGAGTTTATTCTTAAGTTCCAAGTCACGAATCAACAATACGTCTTTTCGGTTATACTTAAGGAAATTATCCCAATCAAACTTATAAGTTTCACTAATGGCGCCAGTATATTCAAGCTTACGGTCACCAAGTTCAAAATTAGCAACATAGTTCAAAGAGTAAGAAGGCATAGGTGGATGAGAACCGAAGGTTTCATACACTTTCATATAGTCAATAGAATATAAACCCGGAATGGTATACATCATACCAAGTTCAACTTCTTCCATTTTACGGTCTGTAATTTTTTTCTGAATAGGTTCTTTACCGAGTGGTGACAATGCTTTTTCCCACACGGTCTTGATACCTGTAAGTTCACGCAATTTATGACAACGATTAACAATATACGGAATATCGTATGAAACGGAGTTCCATCCGGTAATAATATCAAAATTCTGTTTTGCAAACCAATACAACCATTTACGTACTAGTTCGACTTCAGTTTTACAATATGTGTAATTAGGTAATTCTTCTGGTTCGCCATTATACGGTTCCAAACCCCAAGTATAAGATTCCTTGGTCTTAGTAGAATAACAGGTAACGGCGTTAATAGGCCAATCTGCTTTTTCAGGCGCCGGGAATTCATAAGATACATAACAGCTATCATCATAATTAATCCACTTATTATGTTCAATATCCCAAACTTTAAACTTACTATGTTGTTCCTTGTACTTCATATCGAAATCAATCAATCGAAGTTCAAGCTGTTGTTCTGTTTCGATATTCTTTACGAGGATAAGCTGATTATTATAATACTTACTTGAACCAGCCACTTCAATATCGAACATACAAATATTCCATGCATCCATATCGACTTCAAGTTCTTCAAAGTCATATAACTTATGCATGATTTTTACTTCTGGACGAAGATTTGCTTCTGCCAAACCACTCATGCTCTTAAGCACATCAGGATTTTCATAATCAAACTTCGTCATCGGTACCTTATAGATATCGGTCAATGTTGACTTCTTAGAAGGGTCTCGCATGTAACACCAGTTACTAAACGGGATTTCCTTAAAAGTATCATCGCCTTGTTCTTTAAGATACATCTTATCACGAAACTTATCGTAATAACAATTCTTAAAACCTTTTTTGGCCATATTAATCTCCTTTCAACTCACTGTTATATACAGGATGTTTCAAATATAGAAAAAAACATGTAGCCGATTGACTACATGTTTTTATTTTGGTTTTCTTTTAAACTTTAATATTATGCATTAAGAGTCTTAATGAACGTCTGCATATCGGCGAAAGCCTGAAGATAACCACGCTTGAATTCATTCATTTCAGCGGGTACATTGGTCTTCTTAACTTCATCAATCTTAGAAGTTACGATCTGCTTGATTGCACGAAGGTTGTTTACAACAACGTCTTCAGCGTCAACTGCATCATTAAAGTTATTAGCATTAGTCATCATATATTTTTCCTCACTATTGTTTTGTTAACCAAATATTATATATTTTGTTGTCTTCTTTTTGATTTCGAATATTATCTGGAATCATATTTTGATAATCTTCTGGAATTTCAGAAAAATCAGGAGCTTGTTCATATTGAAACCAAGTAGACTGTGCTGCAATTGCTGCTGCAATTTCAGGCATATCTTCTGTAGCTTCTTCAATATCAAGAGGCAGCTTTTTCTTTCTGCTATATTCTGGAATCATAGTCTATATAAAATCCTTCCCTTAGTCACATCATATATACTGATGCCAATTTGACATCTATCACCGGGGTTAATGCGAATACGGTTAATTCGAATTTTGCCAGAAATAGTACAAAGTACCATCTGACCATTATCTAGTTGTACATCAAACATTGCATTAGGATGAGCTTCAACAATTGTGCCCTCTACTACAATTTCAGATGCATTAATTTTTTCTGCTTTATTTTTGTTAGTATTTTTTTGTTTTTTCATTTTTATGCAGGATTATCAAGTACAGCGGTTTCTAAGGATGAGTTTTCGTCGAATTCTTCGACTTCTAGTGTTGTCATACCATCAGGTACAACTTCTAAATCTTCTACAGGTTCTTCGTTTTCAATAATAGGTGTTTTCTGCTGTGGTTTTGTTTTCTTAGTCATTTTTTCTTCCAGCGCTTTACCGCGAGCTTCAATTTCAGCTTTACGGTTTGCACCAGCATTTACTTGTACATCAGACTGCATCACTAAAGTATTACCGAGTTCACTAAAATCAGCGTTTTCAAGCATAGCATTCATTTTTTCTGCTTTTTCTTTTAACACTTCTTCTTCAGATTTAACAATTTTCGGTTTACTTGCAACTGCTGGCTTAGTTACCGGTTTTGCAATCGGTTTAGTTACAGTAGTTACTTTTTTAACGGGTTTACGTACAGGTTGCTTTGCTGCAACTGGTTTCTTTTTAGTAGGTAAAACTTTTTCGGTTACAACCGGGAAGTCATCGTCATCGAAAAAGTCTTCCGGTTCTTCTGTTCTTGGCATTGGACGTGGTACAGGTTTCATTGTAGGCGGATTCATAATCTCGTCGCAAACGTCAATCATACATTCATTTAGGCGTTCCAAACCAGTCATGCCATATTTAAAAAACATCATTTCCATCTTGTTCTTCATTTCATCAATAAGAGCATAAGCTTCTGAAAGAACAGGATTCATTTGTGGTTGACGGAAAGACTCCGCCATCTGAGATGGCGATTGTCTTCTTGTACGTCTTTGCGGAACTGGTTCCGGTGCTGGTTCTTCATACGGTTCTTCGTATTCAGGTTCTTGCGGCATCGGAGCCGGTGCTGGCGCAGGCATAGGTCTACGCGGTGGAGTTCTAGTAACTCTATGAGCTTCAACTAGTCTCGTTTCATCGTCTTCATAAAAATCATCATCTTCAAGTTCTTCTGTACTATATGAAGCTTCTTGGAGTTTCTTCTTTTTATGTAGAGCAAGACGTTCTTCTTCAGTCATTTTCTTTATTTGTTCATTGTGCATGTATTTTAAAAAGTCACTCATATTATACCTTATTTATAGAATTATTTAAGTCGAAGTTGTAAATAGTATGATTTATGTAAATCATCTGGATTCAACACTATTATATATGGGCAATTAACCACAGATACCATAACGTTTAGAATTACATTTTCATAATAAATAACTTTGTAATAAGTTTCAACGTCTGTTTCTTTTAACGCAATTAATTCTGCTACAGAATTTCGGTCTTTAAAATAAGAATGAAAATCTATATTTATAGATAAACGTTCAATTACTTTTTCAGCGATACCTTCTGTTATATCACTATTGATAAAATCAACAATTGCATCCATCGGAGATTCAATATTTGATTCAGCACCATTTAATGCAAGGTCATGTAAGAAAGAAAGAATTTGTTCAGTATTAGTCTTTTTTTGTGATTTCATCGCAAACATCCTCAACTGCTTTATTAATAATAAAGTCAAACATTTTGTCTAATACCAAATCAGTATTCTTAATTTCAGTATTTAATACAATTACATGAAGCTTAGCTGCAAATTCAGGGCCAATTTCAATGATTTTCCAATATGCCATTGCGCTAATGAAAAGAGCATAACATTCTTGAAGATATTTGGACTCAATTCCGTCCAAAATATCTTCGAGTGTATCTTTTGCTTCAATTATATTATTAAATATAGTTTCCATTAGATAAGTTTTGTCTTAACCTTGTCAATTAATCCGAGTTTCTTAGCTTCAGATGCGGACATAAAGTTATCAAATGCGGTAAGTTCACGAAGTTCATCAGATGTTTTACCAGTCTGCTTTTTAAATACCTTATTCATACTATCAGTCCAATTCTGCAATTCCTTCTGAAGGATACTAACATCCTTAAGCTTACCTGCAAAACCTTCTGCAACGATACCTGCCTGGTGGATCATAATACGAGAAGACGGGAAAGCATAACGATGACCAATTGTACCATTAGCCAAAATAACCGATGCCATACTAGAACAAGAACCACATGCGATAGTATTAATTACAATACCCTTACGCTTAAGTTCATCCATAACATCGAGAATTGCAAAACCTGCATCACAATCACCACCCGGAGAAGATAGGTAAATAGTAATTGGTTCCTTTGCTTCAGTGTCATAACAATTCAAACGCTGAATCAAACGAATTGCAGTAAACCAGTCAATGTGGCCAACAAGCCAAATACAACGCTTGATTTCAAAATAGTTATTACGCATATTTTCGAAATAACCAGTAAGCTGGCCAATATCGATTTGCTGCTGTTCAGGAGTAATTTCAATTTCCTGGCCAGGTTCACCCTGCTGTTCAGGAGAAACTTGTTCTACAGGAATTTCATTGGGAAGAATTTCATCTACAGTTTTATTTGTTTTTGTTTTGGTGAGCTTTGAAGACATCTATATATCCTTTAATTTTAGTATTTAGAGTTACATTTGTTTTAGGTTTGATTTTAACGTCAATCTCAGGGTCAAATACTGGAATAATTCTGCCAGACTTAATAAATGGTCTACCATATTGCATAACAGTGTCAACACCACAATACTGAATAAACTTAAAATGTCTAACAATTTTATTACAAATAAAATCTATCTGATTTCCGTTGATAGAAATAACTTTATAACTATTTCCATTAACATCTTGGTATACTTGTCCAATTTCAAATTTCATATTATGCCAATTTGCTCTTTTCTAAAAATCCATTTAGCTTCTTATTATAATCTTCTTTTTTAAGTAGAATTGCTTTAAGCTCTTCTTCATTAAAGTCATTATAATTTGAAACAAATACTTTTGCATAATCTTGAAAATTGTTATATACATCTTCTAATACTGATGCATAAACTGTCTTAACAAGATTCAACGGTGTCACTTCCTTTTCGTTCATTTGAATATTCATTAACTAGGTCCCCTAATTTTTCAGTAAATTCGTTTTCTTTTTCAAACTTAGGCAAAATTGATAACACATAAACCAGCCAGGCGTCAAGCGTTTCTGGATGTGCAATCTTATTTTGAGTCTTAACTGCAGACTCAACCATAGCCTTTAACTGATCCAGTTTTTTAGGATTATTAATGACTTTTAGATATTCTTTCTCTGTACGAAATAACGGCTGGCTTTTAATTGGTTTATGCTTCTTCATATGGTCCTAAATCATCAGTGTTTATTGGATTGTCTTCGTAATGGTCATTCGGATCTGGACCATTCGATTCTGGACTATTCTGCAAAGCCATTGCAGCAGTAGAAATATTCATACTATCTACAAGTTCCTTAACACCAGCCATAAAGACTGAATCTTCGCTCATAAGATTTACATTACCACCAGCCAGACTTTCACTATAAGCGTCAAATAACTTATCAGTTATTTCATCCGCTATATTCTTCTTAATTGGTTGAACAAAACAAAGTTGTCGCTTATTCTTATAATTTACAGGATATAAGATAAAACGCTTTCCATGTCGCTCAACAAGCTTCAGGCCAGTTAAAAGAATCAAGTCATCAAGAACAACCTGTCCAATACCAACTTCGCCATTTAGCTTCTTTTTTGTATATGGATATACTTTTACTTGTGTAATTTTCATAGTTCTCTTACTTTAATGTAGCACGATATTTTTCTAAAGCTGCAATATCATCAGCGATTTTAATCATATCAATTTCACGAGCTACGGTCATAGAAATGATATCTGTAAAAATGTTCTGTACTTCTTTAACTTCTTCAACTTCAGCAACCTTAGTCATACGATCTACTACTTCAGGAGTAATATAATCAATTGAGCTAACATTTCCACTTCCATCTACAAAGTGTGCCAAAAAATCGTTCAAATAGAAAATAGCTTTTCCCAAGTCCTGTCGAGGTGTTGCATGTTCTGGCTGAGTCTTAACCTTTGCCAAATAACGCATACAATACTTCCAAGCATTAGCGCAGTCACAATTCAAATAACGAGTAATTGTAATTGTTTCAACACCGCTCTTATGTTTACAATAATGTGATGGATGGTTAATAGCTGTATTCATCTTTTCAAGTTCATCATTCGTAGTCATTAGAATGTTCCTTTATTACCCATAGCTTTTAGGATTTGTTCCTGTAAAGCTTTAGACTTATTAGCATGTTCTTGTAATTTTTTATCTTGTTCAAAATCTTCTCGTATTTCTTTATTACGTTGCATAGCCTGGATTACACGAATGGGAACAAATATAGACATAAAGTAACCAAATACTATAGCAATGTACGGTAAAATATTCTTTATAAAATATAATAAAGCTGCGCGAATTGTTTCGCCAAATATACCAAAAAATCCGAGAATTATTGTATAAATTAAAGTACAAGTTAATACTACAATCACACTTGACTTGTGTGACTTAAGTAATTCTTTAAATTTATTAAATTTCTTCATCATCTTCAAGCCATGCGTCGATAGCAGTTTCAGGAATCATATAACGCTTTTCGGAAATTCCCTTATCGGTCTTTACCTTGAACTGCTTATTGTTTTCCTTTGCGTCAACATACACGATACGGTCACCGACCTTTGCATGTTCAACACCTTCACCAATCATAGTAACTTCGCCAGTTACCAAATGACCTTTAGAATCAGTTTCTGCCAGGTAAATACCTGCGGCAGTCTTTCGTACAGCTTCGGAACGCTTTACTAATACATGACCTTGCTTAATCTTCTTCATAGTACCCTCTTTATTATCGTAAATAAAATCAATTACAGAATCAGGAATTTCATACAATGTTTCCTTAGTAGTCTTACCATTTTCATCTGTAATAGGCAATGTGCACTTAATAGCACCGATTTCACAGAAAGAAACCTTATCACCAACCTGTGCAAGACACTTAATATAGTCATTTGTTTCAGGATTATACTTACCAGGGCCCATCATATAAACAGTACCAGAAATGTTTTCAATCGTACGATTAATTTCAGGCATAATGATTCCACCCATGGAAACCTTATCCTTTTCAGAACGACGAACCAATACGTAATTTTCCTTTACGTCCTTAATTCCGGTAATATTACCGTCTTTATCTTCATTTAGGGTAAGAATACATTCAGTTGACTTAATCTTAGTACGCTTAACCTTAGTTACAGTACCGTCAGAATTCTTAATATTATATTCTACCGGAATACTAACACCAGGATTATAAACAACCAAGTCGCCAACATTTACTTTGACTGGAACACGAGTATTGAACTTCTTGTTCACACGGCCATCGCCAACACTGACGACTCGGCCATAAGCCATTTCAACTATACCATATGTAGGAATAGTTAATGTACTGGAATATAATTTATTTAGTGACTCAATATTTTCAACTAGAATATTAAAATCAACAACTTTCACGTTTCACCTCTTTTATAGTTTAATTAAAAAATCGTTTTTAGTATATTTTTTAGTCTTATCCAGACATGAATTATTTATTAGAATCGTATCGCCATTTTCGCTTATTGATTTTTTACCCTGTCCATAATGCCAAAATTTTCCATTAATTTTTACATCCGGCATCTTTCTTGGATCATAATAGGAAACTATTACTTCGGGAGAATAATTAAATATACGTACGAATCGTTCAACCTCATCATTATATATTTCATTAACGTCTGAAGTCCACCAATCCCACGACTTTATACAACAAGAGCGATCAATTCCAGAAGCACCGCCAAATACATGCTTATTAATCACTTCAACTGTCCCATCTAATCTAGTTGGCGTACAAAGTTTCTTCTGGAATGATCGCAGACTATCTTTAATTTTTTCAAACTTTAAATCAAGTGGCATATCGGATTTCATATCACATCCACCATAAACATACAACACATTCTTATAATGTTGTCCCAAATATACGAGAAAGCGTCGAGCCATCTCATAATCTGCCGATATGCCACTGATACACAATACATCAGCTGGAAGGAATTCTTCATTAAGTAAACGTTTAAAATCAGCAAATGGTGTTTTGCTTGGTTTTAGATCTAGATTATTAATGAAGAAACATTCCATACTTACAATTTACAAATTAAATTACTTTGACCAAATTACAGTCCACTTCTTAGCAGTGTACTGCTCGATCTTAACTACAGACTTGAGCTGAGGATTCTTGTAAGATTCCATCAGTTCTTCGGTATAGCAGTCGGATACAAACGGTTCGCCATACGGATTGCCGTTTTCATCGACGTGATAACGAGTAATGCGCCACATAGTCATTATGCATTCTCCTGGTTAATGGTTTCATGTTCAACCTTGCCCATGGACATAACTTCGTCCTGAAGCAAACGGTAAAGACAGACGATAACAGAGTCAACGTCAGTGCGCTTCTGCTTAGCGCGGATAATCTTTTCAGCATTGTAACAAATAGTTGCATCAACAGTGTTGAGTGCTACAAGGCTTGAAAGTGCAGTCTGAGTGTGTTCAGGATGACGAATACCTGTACCGATTACCTGTACACGGTCACGAGTCTGAACATTGTTAGTAGTAAGTGCATATGCCTTACCAGTCTTACGATTCATTACATAATTAACAGCCATTTAAAACTCCTTGAAAATGTGAACGGCTATATTTCATTAGTGATTCTTAACAACCACATATACAAATATAGTATATTATACGGTTTTGTAAACCTACGTAAAGTAAGTTTTATCTGAATTTTTTAAATAAAAATATCGCCTATGGGCGATATTTAAATTAGTAACCAGCTTCTTTCTGAACTTTCTTATATAGTTTGTATAGTCTCATACATTTAACTACATAATCTCTGGTTTCTTTGGTTAACTTTGGTGGAGTCTTACCATCATCCATCTTAGTTTTTCCATTCTGTTCATAACGCCATGCAGTTGCTTGGGCAGTTCCACCATTATATGATGCAAATATCATCTCGATTATATTATTACGGCGAACAGAAAGATCAGCAATAATACGTCCAGCATTATCAATGTTTTCACGAAGACTTACATAGTCATCCATTCTGAATGTAGAAGAGTCCTTACCTTGTAATCTAGTATGGGAATCAAATGCAGCGATACGAGTCAATTGCATCATACCTTTTGCTTTTTTATTACTAACAGCATTATCACTATAATTACTTTCTGTACCTGCAATCGCTAAAAGAATATCAACATCAACATTATACTTGTTAGCAGTACGAACCATTAAGTTTGCAATTTCATCAGTATGTTCTTTACCGAATTTCTTAAGCATTGAATCCGGAGTAGCAAGAATCTTTTTCTTAGTAAGTTCCAATTCTTCTCTATGACCAATTGTAAATGGAGTTTTACCGTTATCTAACTTGAATGTAGTAGGTACGCCATAGCGAGTAGACTTTAAATCGTATCTATCCTGTACATGTACTTCAGTATTTTTACCAAAATTTAATGCCGGGTCTGTAATCGGTTTTGCTTTAATACCACTATTACCAAATGCCATACCTGCTGCTAATGCGCCGGTTGCCAAAGTTTTTCCAAGAATTCCTTCTTCAATGACTTCATAACCGTTTTCTTCTAATATATCAAGTGCTTCGTTAAGATTCATACAATATTTATAAATATTTTATGCAAGGTAATAACGATAATGACAAGTATAAATGTAGTGATTTTGAAATAATCCTAGCTATAGGAATTGTTTTGTTTGTTATTTATTTAGCTATAACCATGATATAAGATAGAGGTAATTTAATGGAAATCGTTAACCAATTCGGTGAATATAATCTTACAAATAAGAAAAACCGTGAAATTAAATATATTGTCATACACTATACCGCTGGTACAACAAGCAAAGCAGGTACGGCTAAGAATACTGCAAAATATTTTAATAAAGAAGCTACTAAAGCATCTGCTGATTTTATTGTCGATGACGAATATATTATTCAGTATAATCCAGATATAAAGAATAAATATACCTGGCATTGCGGTGGTTCAAAGTATAAAACACAAGGCGGTTCACTTTATAAAGTCTGTACTTCAGCATGCTCCATTGGTATTGAAGTGTGTTCAAGTAATGACTCTAAGAAAGTAACTAATCCTAATGATGAACACTGGTTTTTTACTGACGCAGTAATAAAGAATGCAATCGAACTAACCAAGTATTTGATGCAGGAATATAATATCGACGTTGACCATGTGATTCGTCACTATGACGTTAACGGTAAACCCTGTCCAGGTATTATAGGATGGAATATCGATACCGGTGATGAATCTAAATGGGAAGCATTTAAGACCGAACTAATCCCGGCTGAAATCGCAAAGGTTGAAGAAACTGTTCAAGATAAGACAGAAGTCATAATTGAAGAACCAAAACCAGTTATTACTTTAGGCGATGTTCTTGAAGCAATTGAATCTCCAGATATGGAACCTGTAGAACTCCCAGAAGTAAAAGTTGAACCGGATACAACGAATGTACAGAGACCTGCTCAGCAGGAAACCCAAAAACAAAAAGGACTACTTGAACGATTAATAAATTTCATAAAATCATTCTTCAAGTAAAATAAAAACCACTCATAATCGAGTGGTTTTATTTTTAAAGTGTATTATCAATAAATTCTGCGACTTCCGCATTTGACGGTTGTTTACCATTCAATGTTTCTTTGTAATACCAAGTGTTTACTTTATTTAAAATCCTACCGAATTCAGGTCCAGAATATCCGGCAGCTGTTACTGCTGCTGTTATATCCTTAGATTTCGGTAACACCTTTTTAGCTAATGCTCTGTATTCTTCCAACGTTGTTTCAGGAATTACACGGCCATCACGAATAAGCGTATATGCACATAAGTGATATATATCCTTATTAGTAATAACCTTTACTGCTCTTACAATATCAATTTCTGGATTCTTAACAACATCGGTATTGCTATAGATATATGTCAATAACTTTAGAAGGTTATTATCATATCTAAACAAATCAATTGCCTTCTTTAAGTTTTCCTTTGGAATATTATTAAACAAGCAAGCCATTAGAACAGCTTTTTCATCAAGTACACAAGTGCGAATTAACCGTTTAGCATTCTTCCAGTCAATGAGAACTTCTGGGTCAATGATTTCATTTGCACCAGACTTAATCAAAAGACTAATTACATCATAGAATGGTTTATGACCGTATTCCGCAGTCTTCATCAATTCTGCGCCGATTCGTTCACGTGCAATATTGCTAAGCTTATGTACGCCAGCAGTAATAGCTTCCATAGTTTCGTCTTCGATGTCCAAACCAAAGCGTGCAGCGAATCGCATTGCTCTAATGATTCGCAATGAATCTTCAGAAAAACGTTCATTAGGATTACCAACAGTTCGTAAAATTCGCATTTCCAAATCTTCTACACCATTATGATAATCGATAACATTACCTTCACAGTCGATACCCATAGCATTAATAGTGAAGTCTCGACGATCAGTATCATCCTTAAATGACTTAGTGAACTTAACTGAATCCGGATGACGACCATCGGAATAGTCACCATCGGTACGGAACTGAGTTACTTCATAAGAATAACCACCATAAAGTACAACAATAGTACCATGTGCTTCACCATTATTAGAAGTACATCTAAATTTCTTACATGCATAAAGATCATCAATAGGCATGTTAGTAGCAATATCTACATCATGGATTTCCGGGTCTTCATTTGCCCCAGCATTATACCATTCTACAATGTCACGTACGCATCCACCAACAATGTATGCTTCATAACCTTCTTCTTCAATGATACGGCAAAGTTCAACACCGGTCTGAACTTCCTCGTCAAATCGGCTCCAATCAATAGTAATATCTGCAGTATTTGAATCGTATTTTCTCATAAAACCTCTTTATCTTATTTATTATAAATACATTGTGGAGGGAATTGTGACAACGATAATATTAGTTGTCTTATTCATTGTTCTCGGTATTATCCGTGAGATAATCGAAGATGAAGACGAAGATGATGAATAAAAGCAGGTTAATTACCTGCTTTTAACTTATTCGTCTAAATAAAAATCGCGTTTAATTTCAATAGCGTAAGTTTTAAACTCTCTACCGTCGTCGCAATTAACAGTAATTATACCTACCGGATTTCCTTTATGCGTTGGCTGAAAATATTTTCCAATACATGTTCCAAGATTAGGTATTGCCATTTCATATCGATGCCGACTTTCTTTTTCAGCATATATTTCATGGCGTTTATCGGCAATGTACATAAGACTAAATATAGTTACAAATGTAATTATACCAGTAATTATATTTTTAATCAAACGTTTTGGTTGGTCCTCAAATATCTGATTAGCGATACCAACAACGAAGAGTACCATTATCAAAGATGCAATTATACCTAACAGCATTTTATTTCCTTGGTTTAAAGTTCATCCATCATGGATTTAATTAGTTTTAATACCATTAAAATAATAATAACAAACCAGATTCCAAACGGAATCAGCAACTCAATAGGCAAGTTGATAATTTGTTCAATAAATTTAGATATGGTATTCATCATAATATTTATTAATATAGCAAAAATATTGCAGTTTGTAAATATAAATAATGTAAAGAAACGGATATAATATGAAATTTAACTTATATAATATTGGTAATGATTACCCACAATCAGGATATGTAAGAAAAAGTTCTGACCCTGATCCAATTCCGCCAACTCCAACAGATGATACACCATTAAGACCAGATGGTACAAAATATAAAACCGTAGTAATCAATGGAAAAAAATGGTTAGCCGAAGATTATTGTAATATTCTTAACGGAATGGTTGAGAATAAAGACTATGGCAAAAACACTACCGCTACAGCGTCTGTTTTAAATGGTTCATTATCATATTCTTTAAATGCGGTTCAACAAATTGACGCAAGCTTAAAAGGTACTGGCTGGCATATACCGTCTACAGATGAATGGATTACTATGCTAATAGATAGCGGTTTAACATTAGGAAGCGATGACTATTATCACGATGCGACTACAATTATCGATTATAGTGCTACTGTTATACCATCAATAAATTTAAATGTATATTGTAGATGGTCAATGTCAAACGGAGATTTAACTAAGCCGATAAAGGATGATAACTTTGCTGCATACTGGACATCCGATTATGCTAATATAACTGAAATGTTTGTTCAAGGTCCAAATAATGGAACCGGTATAACATTCCGACCAAAAAATAAATACGGTAAAACAATTAGATTAGTACATGATTAAAATTTGTTGCCTCCAAGCCTAAAACTCGGACACGTTTCAAAGCAACAAAACCCATAGGATTCGTCCTATGGGTTCTTTAGTTTAATTTTATATTTTATTTTAAAATATATGTGCCTTTAGAATATTTCATTTGAACATATCTGTGAGCGTCATTCGTACTATATGCGCTTACTCTACCAAGCCAATGACCCATTACATCGAATACATCAAAATGATGTAATGTACTATATTCAATGTTCTTATTTAAATATAATGGATTTTCACTTGAACTACTTTCTGGTTCTATACTAGATGAACTCTTTATAATCGGTTCTGGGTCTGGTTCGCCTTTTACTACAAAATTCATATAGTCAATGTCAAGCCAGGCACCAGTGACGGTGAAGCGGAGGATATGCTTGCCCTGGGTGAGGTTCACGTCAAATTCAACCTTGTTGTAGTCGTCGTAATTTTCTTCGCCAGAGGCGGCTGCAGGAACTGCAATCACTTCGGAGATGTTCTTACCATCCATAGCGAGCTGGAAGCTGGAGGTGGAACCTGCGGCAGCCACTGCGGCATAAACAGTATAGGTACCAGTTTCCTTAACGTTTACAGTGTATTCCAGCCAGTCACCCTCGTTGTTGTAACCAACCACGATACGATTGTTGGACTTCTTGTAAAGGTCAACGCCATCGCCCTTACGGTAGTCGCTGTCGCC